ACAACTTGGTTGTTCAAGGTTTGTGGGCAGGCACTCAAGTTCCCGCGATCACCGCTGCATTGGCAGTAACACCGTAAGGCGAACATGGGCACGGTAACAGCAAAAACCATCATCGACAAAGCTACGATTCAGCTGATCGACTTGACCAACATCCGTTGGACCCGAGGCGAACTTCTTTCATGGCTCAACGACGGTATGCGCCAAATCGTGCTCATTCAGCCGAGCGCGTCATCGACTACCTCTGTAGTCAAATTGGATGCTGGCACTCGCCAGACTATCCCGGACGATGGCTGGCTTCTGCTGGCTATCTACCGCAACATGGGCACCAACGGCTCAACACCCGGTCGGGCAATCCGCATCATCTCGCGTGAGATTCTTGACGGCTTCAACCCCAACTGGAACACAGACACGGCAACAGCCGAGGTCCGCAACTACATTTACACCAACCAAGATCAGTTGGCGTTTTATGTCTACCCGCCCAACACGGGCACGCAGTATGTGGAACTGAACTACTCAGCCCAGCCTGCCGACTTGACTGCTGAAACGCAGGCCATTCCAATTTTTGACGTCTTCCAATCCGCATTGGTGGACTACATTCTCTATCGCGCTTGTAGCAAAGACGCTCAGTACGCACCCGGCCTTGCGCTGGCTTCGCAGTATTCCGCGTCGTTTGTTGCTGCGGTTAAGGGTAAGACCGAGTCTGAGGTCACCAACGACCCATCCATGGCTCTTGGCCCACGTAATCCTGCTGCTCGAGGTACCTCACAATGACCGCCGTTTCATACGAAGTCTTCTTGCCTGAGGTCATGCCGTACGTCCATGACGTACCCGAGATCGTGGCCGTACAGGCCATCCGCAACGCATGCATTGAGTTTTGCGAAGAGACGCACTACCTGCAAGAGAACCTTGACCCCATGACTGGGCAAAAGAACGAAAGCACGTATGAGCTCGAGGCCAATGACAGCAACTACAAAGTAGTTGAAATCATGCAGGCGTACTACGGCGATCAGTTGCTGATCCCCAAGTCGCAAGAGCAGTTGAACCAGATTTACCGCACTTCAAACTGGCAGGATTTGTCGGGCAACCCCTACTATTACTTCCGTACCCGTGCGGATGAGATGGTATTGGTTACCAAGCCAACCACCACTGAGCAGAACAAGCTGAAAGTTCGCGCTGCCCTTGCTCCGAAGCGGGCATCGACGACTGTCGACTCAGAGTTGTTTGAGCGCTTCCTCGAGCAGATTTCATTCGGCGCTCGGGCTCGCTTGTACAACACCCCAAACCAACCGTACTACGATCCAAAGACTGCGATGGAGTACACCAAGCGTTTCAATGACGTCTTGGCTGAAGTCCGCACCCGCGTGTACAAGGGCCTGACCCGTACGGCTGTCAACGTCGAATTCCAGAGGTGGGCATGAGCGACAAAATTAAACTGGTTCAAGGTGACACCCGCCCCGCGCTGGTGTGCACGATCACGGACGATACAACCGGGCTGCCACTGGTCATTACTGGCGCTACCGTTGTGTTGTTCTTCCGCCCCACTGGGTCGACTACATTGCAAGCCACAGTGCCCGGCACAGTGACCGATGGCGCTAACGGCAAGGTGGTGTTCTATCCTGCTTCAACGCCCACAATGCTGCAAGGCGAGGCTGGTGACTACGAAGGTGAGATTCAAATCACGTTTGCTGACGGACAAATTCAAACCGTCTATGACGTGCTGAAGTTCCGAGTTCGCGAGGACTTCTAATGGTTGCACGGATTACAACTGGGACCACTGGGGCCTCAGTTTCCCGTGTAAAGCCGCGTCTTAGTGTCACTGTAATCAACCCGACCACCTCGGTTAGCCGAGTTGTTCCTGCGTCTGAAATTTCGTATGTTTATCTAGTTCTATCTGCCCAGTTAGACTCTTCAGGTCGGTATCAGTACAAGTCGGACATGACTGTCGCAGTAGACTCTACTGCGTTTGCCTTTTTTAAGCGGTTGGAGGAGACCCAAGGGTACGCCATAGACTACTTTGCCGAGGACTACACAATTGCACCCACTAACGTGGGCGTGTTTGATGCAGTGTCTATGCAGGCTGACAAAGGCTCGGTCGATAGCGTAAGTATTACCGATGTATGTATACCGGTGTTGGTGTTTTTACGCACCTTTTCAGACACTGTAAGCTTTTTAGACGCCAGCTCAGTAAATTTTAGCCGAGGCCTAGTAGAGGCAATCAGTGAATTTGACGCGCTTGCTATTTCTGTTTTTGGCGTTTACACTGACACCACGGTTTTAGCAGATAATCAGGCAATCACTTTTAGTCAGGTACGTACCGATTCAGTGGGGGCGACTGAGGCTATTGGGCTGACTGTGAGTCTTAATAAGGCCGACAGTTTTTTACCTGCCGATGCAGGCGCGATCAATGTCCAAAGCTACGCAGTTGCAGACTATTTTGCTGCTGACTACGTTGGGGCAAACTACACGTTTTAATCAGGAGCAAATATGTTGCACGAAACTCTCAAAATAACTGGCGCGGTACAAATCACCGTATTCGATCAGATCACTGGTGATGTAAAAGACTCCCGCGAGATCAAGAATCTAGTGGTTACCGCAGGCAAGACTTTCATTGCCGCCGCAATGTTGAAGACTACCACTAATAGCCCCGCAGCTATGACTCATATGGAGTTGGGGGCTGGCACTGCTGCTGCTGCTGCTGGTGATACAACATTACAGACTGCTATCGCTGGCTCTCGAACCGCTTTGGGCTCTGCTACTTCTGCTACCAACGTGGTGACTTACGTGGCTAGCTTCCCCGCTGGTACAGGTACAGGCGCTGTGACTGAAGCTGGTATCTTCAATGCGTCTAGCGCGGGAACCATGCTATGCCGTACAGTGTTCCCCGTGGTAAACAAAGGTGCAAACGATGCTATGACCATAACTTGGGCAATCACTGTCAGTTAATTTTTTCTTCCTTGGTAAGGGTAACTACTTATGTCCACAATCGTTTTACGTTCTGTTAAGGGTTCTCCCTTAGCCAACTCTGAAGTTGACAGCAACTTTAGTAACCTTAATGCGGACAAATACCAAGCGGGGGACAGCCCTTCTTTTACCAGTGTTACCACTACTACTTTAAATGGCCTTACCGTAGGCCGTGGCGCTGGTGCTTTGGCTACCAACACTGCTGTTGGTGCTAGTGCTTTGGCGGCTAATACGACAGGTGATGCGTCTGTCGCCATCGGCTATCAAGCCCTCTTGAACAGCACCACCGGACTTCAAAACGTCGCCGTTGGGTATCAGACTCTTCTGTCAAATACGACGGGTACAGCGAATAGCGCCGTTGGTAGATATGCGTTGGGCGGAAACACGTCCGGCGGAGGTAACACGGCATTAGGCTGGTTTGCCCTTGCATATAACACCACAGCGAACAACAACACTGCTGTAGGTTATCAGTCTGCTTATTCCTTAAATGGCGGGGCAGAGGCTGTTGCGGTTGGTCGTCAGGCTCTGTATTCGTCAACCACTGGCAGTGAAAACACAGCCCTTGGTTCAATCGCCTTGTACAGTAACACTACCGGTAATTTCAACGTGGCAGTGGGTCGTTCTTCTCTGTTCGCCAACACCACAGCCTCTAACAACACTGCTGTGGGTTATCAGGCGGGGTATAGCACAACAGCCGCGTATGGAACATTTTTTGGGCACTATGCTGGCCTTGGTGTAACAACGGGAACCATCAATACATTCATTGGCGCAGATTCGGGTTATCTGGTCACTACGGGTTCAAAGAACACCATCCTTGGTAGCTATTCAGGCAACCAAGGCGGCTTAGACATTCGCACTGTCAGCAACTACATCGTACTGTCTGACGGGGACGGGAATCCACGCCTATACCATGATACTAACGGGCATCAAGTACTGGCGGCTACAATGCGAACTGCAGGGTATACAGTCGCCACCCTTCCCACAGGTGTGTTGGGTATGCGTGCCCATGTAACTGATGCCGTAACAGCCGTGTTTATGGCAACTCCTACAGGCGGCGGCTCCGTAAAAACCCCTGTATTCTTTAACGGCTCAGTTTGGGTCTGCGGATAATCTTTAAAGGAAACTGAAAATGACTGAACAAACCCAACCCCAAGTGGAACAACCCACAGCCGAAGAGATCGCACGCCACTACAGCGCAGCGATGGACAGCGTGAACCTCATCAACGCAGGTCAACCTGAAGGCATGGAAGATGCTGAATGGGATGACACAGTGGCTCGCAACAAAGAGCACCTCTCCATCATGGTTGCAAAGCCTTGGTGGGGCGACACTGACATCAGTGCATTGGTTGCTGCTGCGGCATAATGGATGCGGGGTAAGTCGCTGCCCCATCACAGCGGCGCATCAAAGGAACTGAAATGGGCAACAACACAAAACCCCAAATCACGATCGACGGTATTGAGTACGACATCGAAAAGTTTGATGACCAGCAACGTGGCCTTTTGGACCACGTGGTTGATCTTGAGCGCAAGGTGAATTCGGCTCGCTTTAGTTTGGATCAACTCTCTGTTGGCCGCGACACCTTCTTGGGACTGCTAAAACAGTCTCTAGTTGCAGCAGAGAAAGCTGTTGCTGTAGTAGAGGCGGATTAATTTTTCACCCTAACCGGAGTGCCATATGATTGGACGCTTGATTGCTTTATTGTTTTTGGGGCGTGAACTAGCTCACCGAGAGCACCTGCGCACAAAGTCATATGCCCAGCATATGGCGCTCAACACGTTCTATGACGAGGTTGTTGGAATCGCTGACTCCATCGCAGAAGCCTACCAAGGTCGCCATGGCATCATCGACAATATTCCTTTGCTGACAGAAGCTCGCACTGACGACATCATCACTGTGCTTGAACGACAACTCGCGGCTATCGAGAAGCTTCGCTACACTGCTGTGAGCAAAGATGAGACTGCCATTCAGAACTTGATTGACGAGGCCGTGGCCCTGTACCTCAGCACGTTGTACAAGCTCAAAAACCTTAAATAAAAGGCTGATATGACAGTACTTTTTTCCAATAACGCCTCAGCCACACTAGCGTCGTCAATTTCGACGTTTGCAACTTCTATTACAGTATCCACTGGGCAAGGGGCATTGTTCCCTTCACCTACTGGGGGAGCGTACTTTTTTGCAACTTTGACAGACTCGAGTAATACTCTTGAGATCATTAAGGTTACAGCGCGAACTGCTGATGTGCTGACTGTTGTTCGCGCTCAAGAAGGCACAACTTCTCATACGTATGCAGCTGGGGATAAGGTCGAGCTACGGGTTACAGCTGCTGCATTAAGTAGCTTTGCTCAGTTAACAGCGGATCAAACATTTTCTGGGGCTAATACTTTTTCTGGGGCTACCTCTCTCTCGGCCCCGACTATAACGGGGGTATCCACCGCTCCAACGGCTTCGTACGGGACAAACACAACCCAATTGGCCACAACGGCATTTGTTCAGGCGGCTTTGCAGGCTCTGTATCCTGTTGGTTCAATCTATTCAAGCACGGTCAGTACAAACCCCGGCACTTTGTTTGGCTTTGGCACATGGGTTGCCTATGCTGCTGGGCGCGTTTTGCTCGGCACGGATGGATCAACTTACACCGCAGGAGCTACTGGTGGTAGTGCAGATGCCATTACAGTGGCTCACACCCACACAGCGTCGTTGACAGGCACTGCGGCCACAGGCGGAACCCACACCCATACCTACAAGACATACGGGCTTGGAAACACTGGTGTAATTGGCAACGCGTATACGAACTACGACTGGGGCTTTGTGCAAACCGGCAACCCAACTGGAACTGCAGAGGGCGCACACAGCCACACTGTTTCAACATCAGGTACAACAGACTCGACGGGCTCATCTGGCACAAACGCCAACTTGCAACCGTACGTGGTCGTGTATATGTGGACCCGTACTGTCTAAAATGTGGACCCAATCAGTCTTCTTCTCATGGCGCAAAGCGCAGTCAGTGCTATCCGTACTGGCTGTCAAATGCTCTCTGAGGGGAAGGCTGAAATCGACAAGTTCAAAAAGACTGTCGAAGGTGGTGTCAAAGACGCCAAGGCCATCTACAAAGAGGTCACAGGAATCTGGGGCTGGCTCACAGGGCTTCTTGGATTCGCTAAGCCAAAACCTACAGCAGTACTTCCAAGCACGCCAGAAACTGTTGCAGCACCTAAAGCAACGCGAAAAGCAAAAGAGCCAGAGCTGACGTACGAAGAATTTCAGGCACGATCAGTGCATGAGATTTGTGAGAATTTGAAAGTGTATTTTGAGGCGATACGGGCGTTGAAAGCGCATTGCCGGGA